ACTACAATTAAAAAAACTAAAGACCCTTTACAAACAGCAGAACAAAATATTCAAAAACTTAAAGAAACATTTAATACTTTAAAACTAGCTGGCTTAATTACAGATAGTGATATTGGGGTAATAGACGCATACAATAAAAAACTAGCGGAACTGCAAGAAGAACTTAACGGTATACAAAATGAATCCAATGGCGTTAATGAGGCTATGGACATTATTGAAAGCGGTATGGGAACGGCGTTTGGTGAAATCATTGACGGTTCTAAGTCTGCCAAGGATGCCTTTAGTGATATGGCTTTAAGTATTCTTAATAGCATAGCTCAGATGGCTATTGAGCTTCTTGTTATTAAGCCTCTTATGGACTCTTTAAAGACAGGATTTTCTAGCGGATTTGCTGGTATACTTCCATCGTCTGTACTTCCTACAACAAACAGTTCGTCTGTTATGAATATGGCAACGCCTGACAATCCTTCTTATTTAATTAGATCACCAAAGCCGTCTATAATGGCAAGCTTAATGAGTCCTAACATAGTTCCAACGGCTTCATCTATGAATAGTGGTTTTGGTGGTATTAAGTCAGGTACTTCACCAATAACTGTAAACATAACCAACAACAGCAAGAATGAAGTTGAAGTGTCAGAAACAATTGGCAATGACGGTAGCAGAACTCTTGAGGTATTAATTGAAGGCAAAGTTAAAGACGCCTTTAGTAGTGGTCGCATGGATAAAAGCATGAAACAAAACTATGGCGTTAGAAGGGTGGGTTCATAAGATGGCTTTGAGCATTGCAACTAGACCAGTTAATATTGATGGTTGTTGGGCAGCTTGGACGGAACAAGCAAGACCAGACATTATCAGAACACAGATGGAAAACAACACTGTCAAGGTTAGACGGCGTACCACAGGCAACCACAGGAACGCTGAAGTAGCAAGAACACACGCTGCTGAAGATTACCAAGGCTTCATTGATTGGTTCAACGTTGCTTGTCAACAAGGCATCCTACCAACTTGGATTGTTACGCCCTACGGTGTTGAGGAGGTTTGGCGGTTTAGTGAGCCGCCTAGCATATCGTGGAAAGACCCCAAAGCTTTTGAAGTTCAGTGTAAGTTTGAACAACTCTCAGGTTGGTTATTTCCTAGAGATAGGTTGGCTGCTGATTATGTTGAAAACGATTATGTTGATAAATATTATGTGGTTTGAAAAATGGCATTAACTCCAACAGTAAATTTACCAGAAATCAATGTTGCCTTTTGGTTTTTATTAACTATCAAATCTCAAGACGATGTTATTCGTGTAGTTAATAATGCTGAGAACGTGTATAGCCGTGGTGAGGAGTTTATGGCTTATCCGTTCTCTTTATCTTTACCAATTGATGACGGTGACTCCTTACCAGAATTAACTCTTATAATTGATAACGTAGACCAGCTTCTTGTTGAGGCAATTAGGGAATTGCTAGACCCGCCAGAAATTAAGTTTGAATTAGTATTGTCCAACAATGTTAATGTGGTTGAAAGAACAATAGACTTTTTAAGGGCTGATTTTATTTCTTATGATGCTATGAAGATTCAAATGCGGCTTAGAGTTAATAACATTATGTCTAGGCAGTTTCCATATAGCAGATACAACCCAGCTAATTATCCTGACTTATTCTTTAGGTGATAAATGAATTTAAGACGCTACATTGGCATCCCGTATGTCACAGGTGGCAATAGCTTTGAAGGCTGTGATTGCTACACGCTATGCCGCCTCTTTAATATAAACGAATTAGGAAACAACTTACCTGACTTGTCAACATTGTATAAAGAGGCTTCGTGTTTAGATGAAGAAAATAAAATATTCAAATCGTGGGGAGAAAAGCTAAAGACTAACTGGCAAGAAGTTACAGAGCCAGCCATAGGCGATGTTGTGTTATTTAACTTTTACAACACGCCAGTTCATTGTGCGGTTTATATAGGTAAGAACCTTTGTATTCATGCCTCAGAGGGATCAACATCTCATACAGAACCTTTATTTGGCACTGATTGGGAACGAAGGATGCAAGGAATAATACGTTGGAAATCATAGCCCGTTATTACGAAACGCCTGTATCTAAGCCGATGCCATTCCCTATTGAGTTTGGAACATCCGTTGCTGAAGCCATTGTTAAAATGGATGTGGCTACTGAGATTAGCGATCAAATATCCTTTTATTTAGACGGTGAAGAACTTCCACTTAATTATGTTTTTGAAAAAGACGCCTCAGTAATAATTGGGTTAAAGCAAGGCAAGAAGAAATGGATTGCTCCAATTGCCATTATTGCTATTGCAGTTATTGCCCCTGTTATTGCTCCCGCAATTCTAGCCGCTGTAGCTCCAGCCGTTGCTGCTGCTGGTGGGATTGCTGCATCCATCGCCACTGCCGCCATAACGGTTGGTGTAACTATGGTGGCTACGTTAGCCGTCAATGCTCTTATACCACCACCAGACATCGGTGGGATGCCTGTGGCTGCTTACAGCAGTGCTGCCGTTGGCGCTACATCTGGTTCTAGTTCTAATGCTGGTGGCGACACTACGGCACAAGGTAGGGCTGATGATGTTTACTTTGTAACTGGGTCGTCTAACCAGCCACGATATTTCGATAGCGTCCCAAGTGTCTACGGCACACATAAGACATTTCCAGACTTAGCAGCCACGCCAAGAATTAAAACAGTTGGCACTAGAAGTGAAATATCTATTCTTCTTGATGTTGGATTAGGTGATGTAGACGTTAGCGACATTCGTGTAGCTGACACACCAATTGGTCAATTAGGGCTTCAAGCAAAGGTTCACCAAAACACTAAAAACCCATCGCTCAAGTGGATTAGCAATCAATCAGCAACTCAACAGTTTGCTATAGTTGGTAGTCCTAGTTGGCAGACAGTAACTAGCGCTCCAGAAAGCACAAAACTAGAGGCGGTGTTTCAGTTCTCTCAAGGCTTATATAAGCAAGAGATGGATGAGACACTTCTAATGAATCTGCTGGCATCAATGCACAATACAGAAGCACATCTGGTGGCAGTTGGAATAACTTCCCAACCTATTTAACAGGCGGTAAAGCTAATGCCAGAAACGGTACTGTTTCGGGACAGTCGCTTGAGCCTTTCGTTGTAGTCACAAGCGTTTCTAATTTACCTCCAGCACAATATCAGGTGAGGTTTAAAAGAAACAAAGCAGTAAGCAATGATAAATACGTCCATCATTCTTACACCATGAATATTTTAAACAGTTACAAACAAGGCAAACCAATTAGCTTAGATAAGCGCCACACGTTATTAGAGATATATGGCGTTGCTAGTGAGAAACTTGCTGGACAAGTTCAAACTGTAAACTGTGTGGCTAAAAGACGTGTCAGGGATATAACAAACACTGGCTGGGGTAGCTGGATTAATTCTAGCAACCCTGCATTGATTGCCTTAGACATTTTAACTTGTGAGGAAAACCCAGAGCCATTAAAGAATGGGCAGATTGATTTCTACTCTTGGAAACACGCTAAAGACAGTTGTGGTAGTAAATTCACTTTCAACGGCATCTTTAGAAATGCTGACACAGTTAAGATGGCGGTCAATAAAGTTCTAAGCAACTGTAGAGCGCAACTTAATATTTCTTATGAAGGTAAGATTGGTGCTTTAGTTGATGAAGATGATAAACTACCTACACAACTAATAACACCAGCAAACAGTTGGGACTTCAACGGCTCAAGAAACTTCCCAGTTTATCCTCACGCCTTGCGTGTTGGCTATGTTGAGAAGTCGGCAGCGTGGCAACGTAATGAAGTTATTGTTTACATGGATGGCTACAACGCCTCTAATGCTGACAAATACGAAACACTAGAAACCGTAGGCGTGACAAACAGGGACGAGGCGTGGCGTTACGGTAGATATATGATGGCTCAAGCTCGTATGAGGAATGAGACATTTAACGTTAAAATGGACGTTGAACATTTAGTTGTCACCCGTGGCGATGTTATAAGTATTCAACATGACGTTCCTAAGTTTGGTGGTGTAGCCGTAAGAGTTATGTTTGTTGATGATGACGGTGTTGTCACGATAGACAAGCCAGTTACATTAACAACTGACGTGGCGTTAGGCGTCAGGGTTAGGCTTTCAAGTGGTGAGATTGTCACAAGACAAATTGTGGATAGCACAGATGAAACGCTAACATTCGACACACCAATTGACGGCATAGATTACGGAGACTTGGTTGTCATTGGTGAGCTAGGCAAGGAAACACAAGACTACCTTGTTCTTAGCATAACGCCTGACAGTGCATTAGCGGCAGAGCTTACATTAACTAAATATGTTCCAGCTTTGTATTCAGCAGACGAAGGTGACATCCCACCTTGGGAGCCTGACTTTGGCGTTGACCCTAACGAAAGCGATTTAAACGTTGTTAATGTTTTAGTAGATTATAACATAATTTACACAAACAGAAGCCCCTATGGTAATATGATTATTTCGTGGGGCTGCACAGGCAATCTTAGCCACGTCAAGCATTACAACGTTTTCTATGTAAATGAGGAAGGTGTTGAAACACTAATAGCTCAGACGCCCATACAGGCTCACACAGAGAGCTTTTCTTTGTTGGCTAACCAAGACCTATACTACAGGGAAGTGACCTTTAGAGTTGAGCCTGTGGACATATTAGGACACATTGGCGGCGATGATACTGGGTCGGCTATATTACTTCCTGACATAGAAGCTCCGTTGCCTGTTGATGGCTTTGGCGTCAATGTAGTTAATAATTCTTCAATTGATATATTTTGGCATAAGAACAGAGAGCCAGATATTTCTTATTATGAATTAAGGTATAGCCCACAAGTTAAATATGCTAAGTGGTATAATTCACAGAAGCTTGCTAGGGTTGATTTTGCTTCTAACAGAACGACAGTTGGCGCTAGAACAGGCTCTTATTTAATCATTGCCGTTGATACATCAGGCAACAAGTCAACGCCTGTGGTGCTTCGTACAAGCGTAGAAACTCTGCCAGCCTTAGACTTAGTTGAGGAAGTGGATGATGCTCCTGATTGGGGCGGCACAGTTAATAACATGGTTATTAAAGGCGGCGACTTGATGCTGTCTGGTGAGTTTGGTGATGTAGTTCCTAGAGGAACGTATAGGCTTAAAAATGTCTTTGACGCTGGCAGCATACAAGAGCTACGGATTCAAGCAAAGCTTGTAGTCTTTGGTGTCACTGGCTTGGATTATATGTCGGAGTGGCTTAGACTTTCAGATGTTAAGGCGTTGTCCAATGCTAACTCTGATGAGTTCGATGCTTGGTTGGAAGTTAGAACGGCTGACAAGTTTACGGTTATGGCTGATTGGTTGAGGTTGTCCGACACTGACCCACTAACTGAGAACAATAATGATGATTGGTCGTCTTGGCGGCGTGTCGAAAGTGCTGACGTAACTGGTAGAATATTCCAGTTTAGGGTTGTTTGTGTTTCTACTGACCCAAATGTCAACGTCATTGTTAATAGCGCCAAAGTAGAAATAGACGTGGCTGAAAGATATGAAAGCTACCCAGACGTTCCAATAACAAACGCTGCTGGTGGTGTTCGTATTGATTTCAACCCACCGTTTAGAAGCATACCAACCTTGGCAGTAACCATAGACGGTAATTCAACCTTTGCAGCTTATGAGGTTGTGGAAAAGACAGATGACCACGCCACTATTAGATTATTAGATAGTGTCAGTAGCAACCCCGTAACAGGCCAAATAGACGTTGCTGCTCTAGGTTATGGAAAACAACGTGCAGCACCATTATAATTTAAGGAGACTAAAAATATGGCTGTGATTAGTTCGGGCATTTGGCCCATTGATCCAACAGTGACAAGCGGCTCAGAACTTGCTGCTTTTCTAAATGAGTTTGTTGCTGCCTTTGAAAGCAGCCAAGCAAGCCCATCAAGACCGTCTGTGTTAGAACGAGGCGGGACATGGGCTAAAACAATGGGAGCCTCAGATATAGCTCTGATGTTCTTTGACGGCACAACTGACCATGAAATAGGCTCCGTAGTTAATGGCAATGTTGAGTTTGGTGGTGCAGTGTTTAACGCTGGAGGCACGGCAGACAGACCAGTAAATCCAAATGATGGCGACTTTTACTACGACACCGATACAAATGAATTGTTGTTTGGTTATCAGGGTGGCTGGATTAGTGCTGGTGGTGATGCAGTTTCAATAGACGCTGATAACTTCACAGGCAATGGCGTCACTACAGACTACACACTATCCCGTGACCCAATTAAAGTTGAAAACACTCAAGTTTTT